AAGCGCAGAACGGGCGGCACATCAAAAACACCGTCCGCATCGGAGATGCTCTCGCTCCACCAGCCAGTTTGCTGCATGGGAAGCTGTTCTTTCTCCGGCAGAAGGAAACTGCCGTCCAACCGCCAGTAGTCCTGCTCCAGTGCGGCATAACGGCAGGACGGATGCTCGGTACGGTCGTGGGTCTGAGCGATCTGCGCCATTTCACAGGCATCGCTCACCGCAGCGGCAGCCGTTTCGGCGGCATCCACATCCACCATCTCAAAGGTGACCAGCAGTCCGCAGCGGCGGATATCCGCATAGGGCGCATAGCTTTCCGGCATTGGAATCATGTTGCGGTCACCTCCTGGGCGGTTATGGACAGTGTCATATCATGCCAGACCGGAACGCTGTTTTTATAGCAGAATACCGACAGGGTCGGATACTCGATGGAAAAGAAACCGGCGCCGTTTCCATCGGGTGAGGGATACTCCACCCAAAGAAACGCGCCGGTTTTGAGCAGGTTCAGCAGTTCGGTCACCAGTTCGGCGGGAAACCAGTCCCACACGGCGGTGATCTTTGCCCGGTAGCCTAAAATGTCCTTCACCGTTTTGCCGGAAGCCATCGTCACGGTTTTGGACGCTTCATCCGCGCCGACCTCAATATTCCGTACACGGGGCATAGTGATGCTGTGGCTTTTATCTGCGCTGTAGATCGTGATCTTATCCAAGGGCAACACCTCTCTGTTTGGATACATCTTTGAGTGGGTCAAAAATCGTCTGGGCGATGGTTTTGCCATCCATGTTGACCTGCAGGGTGATCGGCTGTGTGTTTCCGCTGCCCATCACAGCGGATAAACCGCTGACGATGCCATTGACCATTCCGGCAGAAGCACGCTCCCGTGCGGTATAGGCATCCACCGATGGAATGGATGCGGTGATCTCACGGGCAACGGTATCCATGCGGCGGGTAAAGCCGACGCCGATACCCTGGGCCATATAGTCGCCGAGGACTGCCCATTTCTTTGCCGGAGAGTGGATGCCCTCTGCCGAGCGCAGAGCGGCACGGGCTGCTGCGGCGACCGACCTCGCAGCGGATACCACAGCGGACTTCTGACTGAGAATACCCTGTGCCAATCCCTTTGCCGCCAGCTGACCGACCTGGTACAGATCATCTTTCATAATGCCCAGTGCGTCCGGCACCTTGCTGACATATTCATTCACCAAGGAGGTCATCTCATCCGAATAAAACCGCTGCGCCACATCAGCGGCGGCTTTCTGCTTCTGCTCCCACAGTGCCATGTACTCGCCATACTGTTCGTCCGTCATGGCGAGGAGCTTTTCCGTATAGGCGGTGGCATCGTCAATGTCCATACCCACGATCTCTGACATGAGCGTGTCAGACACACCGCGCTGTTTCAGCTGCTCCAGCGCATCGCCGTAGCGGCCGATGGCATCAATATCGCTTTGTAAGTCGCTCAGTTCCAGAAAAGAGCCGGACTCTGTCTGTACCGTTGTGAACAGTTCGCCATAGCTTTTCAGTTTTTCTGCCATGCTGTCCTGCTTGCTCTGCAGGTCGCTGAGTGCCTGCTCATACTCGCTGCGGAAGGCCTGCACGGCCTGCAGCTGCTCTTCCAAAGCCGCCTTCGTCACTTCGTCCAGTCCTTCGGTCTTGATGGCATCGGACAGTTCCGATTCCTTTGCCACCAGCCGGTGGTTCAGTTCATCGGCAACTTTGAGGACGGCGGTCTGAGTATCCTGCAAGGCGTTTTCTACCGCTCCAATGCCGTTTTGGATACCCTCGGCAAGACCCAGCATCAGCATTTTACCGATCTGGTCACGGAATACGCGAGAGGGTGAATGGATGCCGAACAGCCCCTTCACGCTGCTGACCAGTCCGTCAAACTTGCTCTTGACCCAGCCGGTGAATGCGCCCCAGGCGTTGGAAATGCCCTGCTTGATACCGTTTACGATATTTCTGCCGATCTCAAGAAAAACGGAAAAAGCCCCAGAGAATACGCCCTTGATCTGCTGCCAGATGCCGGAGAAGAAAGCGGTCACGCCGCTCCATACGCTCTTGATGGCGTTCCAAGCACCCGTAAAGTCCCCGGAAAGCACGGCTTTCACCGCAGAGAAGATCCCCTTGATGGTATTCCATATCATCGAGAAGAAACCGGTAACGGTACTCCAAACCGCCTTGATGGCGCTCCATGCCCCGGAGAACGCTGCGGACAGATAGGGCTTCACAGCGGAAAATACGGATTTGATCCCATTCCAGATACCGGTAAAGAACGGCTTCACCTGGTCCCACACGCCTTTGATGGCGGTCCATGCAGAGGAGAACACCTGCTTGATGTTCTCCCAGATGCCGATGACTGCATTGCGGAAGCCTTCGTTGGTATGCCAGAGGGTGACCAATGCCGTTACCAGTCCGGCAACTGCCGCGATCACGATGCCCACCGGATTGGCGTTCTGCGCCGCATTCAGCAGCCACTGTGCCACGGTAGCGCCCTCGGTAGCGACCTTGTAGGCGTTCCATGCGCCCACCAGTCCGGTGATCATGTTCGCTACATTCCAGGTGACGAAGGCAGCGCCAATGCCGACAGCCACGGAGAGGATCGTTTCGCCGTTGTCGATCAACCACTGAAAGGCCCCGGTGACAGCGGCAGAGAAAGCTTCCCAGTCGATACTCTGGGTCATCTCCTGCAGTTTTCCGGTGAGCTGCTGTACGATAGGCACAAGGTTCTCTAAGAAAGGTGTGCCTGCCGCCGCCATGAACTGCCGCCATGACTCATTTAAGTTGCCTTGGACATTTTCCCAGCCGTCCGCTTCACGGGCAGCCTGTCCCATGGCACCAGACAGCTTTTGGGAGTCCGTCACCATTTTGAGCAGGGTCTGCTGTTTCTGGATCTCGGTCAGTTCGGAAAATTTCTTACCGAACAGTTCCGTTGCAGCGGCGTTTCGGGTGGTTTCCGTACAGGATAACCCCAATGCGGCGTCATTGGCATAGTTGCCTTTCAGGAATGACTGCAGGCTCTCGGCAGTATCCTCCAGACTACGGTCATAGTATGCGGCAGCGTCCGCTGTTGCCTGCAATGCCGTTTCCATCAGATCCATGCTCTCCGTTGCGTCACCACCGGAGGAACGGGCGAAGGCGTAGATCTGAGCACCGAGGGTATTCAACCGGGTATCCAGAATGCCGCTGGATGATGCCACCCGGTCAATGGCGGCAGCGGCGGTACTGCCCATATCTCCGAAGGTCTGCTCAAACTGACTGCCTTCTGCTTTGACCGCCGCTGCGGATTCAATAAATTCTCCCGCCATGCTTTTGACGGCAGAGGCAAGCTGCTTTACGCCCTCAAGGATGGCTTGACCCAGCACATTGGCTTTCAAGACATCTCCGAAAGTGAGTGCGGAGTCTCCGGCATCCTCAAAAGCGTCCGAAGTGTCATCTGTGGCATCTTCCACATCATGCAGTTCTGATTCCATGCGGTTCAAGTCACTCTGGGCGTTGTTTAGTTGTGTACCCAGGTGATTGACGGCGGCGGTCTGCCGGTTATAAGCGTTCTGGGCTTTCAGTGCCTCCGCACTGTTTTCTCCAAAATCCTGCTTTGCCTGTTCCAATGCACCGCCCAGACTGTCCAGCTTTTCTTTTGTCCGGTCATAGGCGGCGCGGATCATGTCCATTTTCTGCTTCGTTGCTTCGATGGAACGACCGAGAATATCCGCCTTCTTTGCCGAACGGCTCTCTGCCGAGTCCATGCCCGTCATGGAGGTGACGGCGGCTTTCATCTCCGAGGAGAGATTTTTCAGCTGTGCGTTGATCGCCGACAGGGCGGTCTTGAATTCCTTTTCTCCATCCACACCAATGCGGATACCGATGTCATTTGCCACTGCACTCACCTCCGATCCAGCAGACTCACAAATTCATCCTGTTCCTCTTCCAGCGTCAGCTTCTGCTGTGCGCCTTCCGTCTTGATCTGTTCTACAGCGATAAGGTCAAGCAGCTCTGAAATCGGAACACAAAGGGCTTCCTCCCGGCGCAAGCCAAGATGAAGCCCATACCAGAGAAACCACGCTGCGGTCAGTCGGACAGGTCTGCCTGCGTGGCCTTTGCGTTTTTTGGGAACTCTGCCTCCACGGTCTGCGCCTGCCCGTCTGTGACAGCCTTGCCGATGGCGGCAAACATGGCAGGATAATCCTCCACACCCACCAGGTCGATCATGTCGTCCAGAGAGAACACTTCCGGTGCGTCCAGCCCCTCCAGCTTGGCGTATCGGTTGCCGGCCACCATCAGCTGATGGAGCAGCCAGAAGGCATCCGAAAGATTTTCATTCTCCATGATAGTGGAGAGCATTTCGGTAGCGGATTTGACCGGTTTTTCCCGTTTGCCGCGCTCCTCCAGTGCAAGCAGCACACGGGTGGAAAAGCAGCAAGGATACTCCGTTCCTCGAATCGTCAGCGTAGAAGTTCTCATTCAGACATCCCTCCCACAATGGACAGCAGATTTTTGATGTACGACACAGCATCCGTTTCCGTGTCAAAGATGGCATAGCGGCACCAGTTATGCCCTGCGGTATCGTCCCGCAGGATCGTGGCGCTCAGTTCCTTGGTCTGCCACTCAATGCTCTCGCCCTGGGTAGTGGCAGAAATACCGGGGTTCTGGAACTGTACCTTGGGATAGACCAAACCCATCCATTTGGATGCGCTGGACTGCTGCTTTTTGACCACAACACCAAAGCCCACATAGGGGATGGATTGCCCCTCGCCAAATACGAGTTCCTTGACATCCTTCTTTTCACTGACCGCCTGCAGGGTCAGCCCCAGAATGGCGGCGGCAGGCTCCGGCAGAAGATCATCCGTTGTAATGGTCAGCGTACCGCCGCCGAATGTGGTGGCGGATTCCGCAGGACCGTTGTCCGCATACAGAATGTTGGCATCTCCGCCTTCCAACTCCATGGACAGTTCCACCGCTTTGCCGAGAACGCCGCCATTCGTATAGCTGACAGTTTCGCCGTTTGCGGAATAAAGTGCGTAAAAGGGTTTGCTCAAACCGATCGTTGCCATAATAGATCACTCCATTTCATAATGTTTCTCGACATCCAGCACATACTGGTGGTATCCGGTCTCGTTGTCGTAGTCCAGATACCGTCTGTCGGACAGGAAAAAGTCCGCATCCAGAAGGGTGCGGATCAGCTGATTTTTGATCAAATTGTAGTTCCCCTTGGAGAAAACGGACAGCCGCACCGCCTGCACATCAAACTGCGGACGGTTGTCCGCCATGATATCAAAGGTGTCGCCCAGAGGAACGAGAACGACATACGAGTCCGGTGCGGGATCTGTATACGCCCCAGTCTGCCACGGGATCTTCGCCACCGTAAGCAGCTTGCCAAGCTCCGATAAGGCATTCACAGGTCATCCACTCCTTCCTCAAAGACTTTTCGCATGGTTTCCATGCAGGGCTTTTGCGCGGAGCGTTTCGCCGGAGTCATAAAGGGTTTTGCGGCCTGACCATGCTTTCCGTATTCCAGAAGCGCCGCCAGCATGGCATTGCTGACGCCGCCGAAATGCGGTTCGGAGAAACCAACCTTGATGTCCCGTCCTGTGCTGTTTTCCTTGACCGGAGACAGACCCAGGGAGCGTTCCAATTCACCGGTGGCGCGGGAAGCATACTTTGTGCCTTTGCCAACCACGCTGTTCAGATTGCGCTGTGCCTGCTGCAGCACGACTTCGCCGCCTGCTTCCAATGCCTTTTCCACCAGAGCGCCGCTGCTCTTTTGTAAGGCAGAAAGACGGTCTGCCAGATCATCCGGCAGCTTAAGCGTCATTTTAGCCACTGCTACTCACCACTTTCTTTGCCAGCACTTCCACATACATTCCACGGCCTTTTACGTTCTCCACGGACACGATATCAAACCGACCGTCCTCCGTGATGAGGAACTGGTCGGTAGTGACCGTCAGACCGGGAATACACCGAAAGCGAAACAGGTCGGTGGCTTCGCTGAATGCGGCGAGGTTTGCCCAACGCTGAGAGCCGTGCCGACCTTCTCTGTATACACGGATAGAAGCGAGGACTTCATCTTCGGAGTGGGTGAAGCCCTCGCAGTCCTTGACCTGTTTCATTTCTACGATGTCCGCAAAGCCGTTCATTTTGCCGAAGGACATAGTCACACCTTCCAATCCCGGTCAAGCCGCAGAAGCAGATTGACCGTGTTCCACACCTGCTGTGCCGCTCCGGTGTTATCCGCAAAGAAGCCGCCTGTGCTGCCGTCCCGACTTTCGTAGAAGTGAGATGACAGCATGATGACGGCTTGCTCCGTAGTGGGCGGCATGGGGTTTTCCTTGTAGTAGCCCTCCGGGATGTGCTGATAGCTTTCAGCGTAAGAAACAGCGGCGGTGATGTAGCTTTTCAGCAGCGCATCATCCGCCGTGTGTTCCAGAATGAGGTTGGCTTTCACTTTGGATAGAAGTTCGTCCATCACCGCCGTCTCCTTCCTTAGTCAGCCTTCAGTTTGAGAATCTGCACCGCTTCGGGCAGAATCAGCTTGCCGTCTACACGCTCCTTGGCAACAAAGCCGATCATGCCGTTACCGGCGAACAGTTCGTTGAGCTGCTTGAAGGAACGGGTGCCACGGTCACCGATGTTGTAATAGCTGTAATCACCGAAGGCAATGGCGTTCTCCGGCGCATAGGCAGAGGTGTGTACGGTGTAACCGAGAACACGGTCGGGTTCGCCCGCCTGGTAGGAAGGCTGCCAGATGTACGCACCGTTGCTGTCCTTCAGCTTGCGAATCTGAGCGATGGTCTTATCGTTCATGATGAAAGACGCAGACTTGCGGTAGGGACGCTTCAGCGCATGGATGAGGTCAATAAGGTCATCGCTCTTCAGCGCAGCCGTCAGCGTATCTGCCACCTTACCGCCACCGGTTGCGGCGAACAGGCCCAGAGGCTGACCAACGCCGGTACCGTTGAGGAACGCATCCTCCTCGGCATTGGCGAGTGCCTTGCCGAACTGCTCCAGAATGTAGTTCTCCAGCTTGAAGGCGTTGTCGTAGAGCAGTTCCTCGGTGACCTTGATGGCAACATGGAGCTTGTGGGCATCCAGAAGGATCTGGTCGAAGGTGGCATCCCCAAAGGACAGCGCACCGCCTTCCTCAATCCACGCTGCGGCAGGAGCGGTTGCGGCAATGTTGATTTTATGCTCACCGCTGGTGGTGATGGTATGTCCGAGTTTTCGCATGATGTTTTCCTCGGAAAGCGTCTGGATGAGGCGGGAGTCGTACTCTTCGGGAACGAGATAACCGCCGTCCGCATCCACGCCCTCCTGCAGGACATTGCTGACCTGTCGAAAGTTGGTACGCAGTGCGGTGAGCATTCCGGTGCGGTAGGCATCGGTCGCACGGAAGGTCTGCGGCTTCTTATCCTCGGCAGGCTTGCCGTTCATGGGCTTTTCGGTAATGGGAGAAGAAGTGGGCTTGGAAAGTCGGGCATCCATTGCCGCCATAGCCTCCATGCGCTCGATTTCCGCGCCGTAGTCCTGAACCTTCTTTTCCATCTCGGCATAGGTCTTGGCATCCGCATCGGAAAGCAGACCGTCCTTGTCACGCTTGGTCTCCACAAATGCCTTTGCAGCATTCCAAGCCTGGTTGCGCTTTTCGCGCAGTTCGTTGATCGTCATAGTAAATTACCTCCAGTTTTTAATGAGATTGAGCCGTGCCATCAGGTCCTCGGCTCTGTGTTTCGTTTCGGATTTTGGCTGAATGGCGCATTTTGCGGCGATTTTCTCCATGAGAGAGTTCACCACGTTCGCCTTGGAATACAGCATGGAAACGGTGGGAGCAGCAATATTCTCGGTTTCCGTGCTTCTCTGCATAATTTCATCGGCAAAGCCAAGCTCCACGGCTTTGTTGGCATCCATCCAGGTTTCCGCATCCATGAGGTGGCTGAGTTTCGCGCGGGACAGTCCGGTCTTGATCTCGTAAGCGTTGATGATGGAATCCTTCACGCTGCCGAGCATCTCAATGGCTCTCTGCATCTCATCCGAATTGCCGAATGCCGCCGTCATGGGGTTGTGGATCATGAGCATGGACACCGGGGACACCAGTACCTTCGTACCCGCCATGGCAATGACGGACGCAGCAGAAGCGGCAATGCCGTCGATTTTCACGGTCACATTGCCCTTGTAGTCCATGAGCATATTGTAGATTTGTGCCGCTGCCACGCAGTCGCCGCCGGGCGAGTTGATCCACACGGTAATGTCGCCGCTGCCGCTGTTCAGTTCGTCCTTGAAAAGCTGGGGCGTGACCTCGTCGTCAAACCAGCTTTCCTCGGCGATGGTTCCGTTCAGGAA